TTAACTTGGCAATGATTGTTGCAAAAGAGAAAAACAGGTTGCCACTCAAAGTATTTTGGTTAGACCAAGAAGCAGAGTGGAGCGCAACCGATAAATATATATCTTACATAATGCACAGAAAAGATGTAAAGCCTTATTGGTTTCAAGTGCCATTTGACTTCACAAATTCGCTGTCGTTTGAAAATAACTTTTTGAGGGTATGGGACGAAGCAAAGAAAGATATTTGGATAAGACCGCAAAGCGACATATCAATAAAAGTAAATCCAAGTAAAGAAAACAGATTTCACCCACTTATTAACATATTGCCTTCCTACTGCGACGTTGATGATAAAAAACACGTAGGGGTATTGGTAGGTATGCGCATAAGTGAAAGCCTTAACAGAAGAATGACGCTCGGGTATAGTAAGGCTCAATTCAAAGGCATTACTTGGTGCAAGAAAATGGTTAAGAATACAAGATGTTTTTATCCGATATACGACTTTAACGATACTGATGTTTGAACGGCTATTGCAAGGAACAAATTGTTTAGATACGAGCAAGAACATATACTTAAACAACGGTTTTAGCCTTGTTTACAAAAAAGAATATAAACACTTTAATATTTATCGAGTAAAAAGGAGGTAGAAAAATGTCAAACAAAATGACGCTCAACGAAAGAGCGCAAAACATTTTGAAAATCGCGGAACAGTATGGAGCAGAAAAAAACTTCTTCTTCATTACGACTTTTCAGCGATACACAAAGCAGTTAAAAATTTTGTCCGACCTTGAAAAGGCAATCGAGGACAACGGGGCAACAGTCGAAAAGGAATACGTCAAAGGGCGTAAAAACCTTTATACGAACCCAGCAATCAAAGAATACAACAACGCCGTAAACTCGGCAAATAAAACCGTTTCAACCCTTATGAGCATTGTAAAGACCAACAGCGACAACTACAAAGATGGAGAAGCCGAAGAAGACCCGCTTATCAGGGCTTTGAACGGATATGACGACGAAGAATAACAAAGCGATAGAATACGCTCGCGCTGTCGTAAATAAAGAGGTGGAAGCACCGCGCTATGTCATAAAGCAATGCGCGGACTTCATCGATATTGCAGACGACAAAAACGAGAAGTATATCATCTGCGAAAAGAGTGTAAGGCAGATTGAACAGGTTTTGAAACTTCTACGTATGCCAAAGGGACTGAAAGCGGGAAAAAGTCTATATGAATGCTCTACCGGGTATCAGTGGGTGATATATATCTCTTCTCTTGCCGTTGTTTACCGTGACAACCCGAAAAAGAGACGATACGAAACGGTCATACTCGAAATAGCTCGTAAAAACTTCAAGTCGTACACTGTCGGAACTCTGTTCATCTTGTGTCTGATCTTGGAGCCGAAGTTTTCAAAACTTTATTCTGTCGCGCCCGATGGTGCATTGTCTCGTGAGGTTCGGGAAGCGATCGCGGAAACGCTGAAATCAAGCCCGCTGATATATGAGAACAAAGGGGCAAAGCGATTCAAGATTCTGCGTGATTCTATCACTTGCGAACTTAACAGCAATAAATATATACCGCTGAACTTCTCGGCATCTCGTTTCGATGGTCGTCTGCCGCAGGTGTTTGTCGCTGATGAAGTAGGAGACTTGCCGACAAGTTACGCTATAGACGCAATGCGAAGCGGTCAGTTGAATATCTTGAACAAACTCGGCTTTATAATCTCAACGAAGTACCCGACGATTGACAACCCGTTCGAGACGGAAGTTGACTACGCGAAAAAGGTACTTGACGGCATTGTAGAAGATGAAACCATCTTTGCGCTGTTGTATGAGCCGGACGACCCGCTGAACTGGATGACGGATGATCTTGTCTTGAAACACGCGAACCCCGCCGCACTTGAAAATCCCGTTATATGGGACGACCTTTTGAAAAAGAGGACATACGCAATCGCGGTGCCGTCTGCGCGTTCAAACTTCTGCTGTAAGCATTGCAATATCTCCATGCAGGACGAAACCGAAGCATACATTCAGGTGTCAGATGTGCAGAAATGTAAGAGAGCAGAGCCGATAGACTGGACGGGGCGCGATGTGTGGCTTTCACTTGACCTTTCAATGACAACGGATAACTGCTCTGTCGCTATGGTTGCGGAAGAAGATGGGCGAATCCTCGCGGAAGCATTCGCTTTTATCCCGGAGGGAAGAATCGACGAAAAGAATGTAACGGAGAAGATAAACTATAATGAGTTTATTCGCGGCGGCAAGTGCTTTGCCTGCGGAGACAAAACGGTTGATTATAATTTTATCGAGGATTTCATCACTGGGATAGAGGAAAGCTACGGCGTTAATGTACAGGCGATAGGTTATGACCGATACAATGCCCTGTCAACGGCGCAGAAACTTGATGGAGCGGGCTACAATGTCGTTGAGATTAAACAGCATTCAAGCGTTCTGCACCCGGCTACAAAGCTACTGAAAGAGAAGATCATCGACGGAGAGTTTGAGTATTCAGACAACCCATTGCTTGAAATCAACTTTCAGAATGCGCGTTGCATATACGATACAAACATGAACGCGTATGTCAACAAGAAACGATCCCGCGGCAAGGTCGACGAGGTTGTCGCACTTATCAACGCGGTTTGCCTTTTGCAACGCGATGTTGTATTCGGGGAAGCAACCGTTCCAATCCAAGTTATATAATGTTTCACGTGAAACAAAGGGCGATCTTGTTGGGTCGCTCTTTTCAATTTCAAAAAGCAAAAAATATTTTAGGTTTTTTCAAAAAAATACTTGACAAAACGCAAAAACGGGTATATAATATAGGCGCAATCGAGAGAATGATTCTCAATTGAAAACGGAGGAAAAGAAAATGAAAGAGTTAAGAGAAATGACGAAAGCAGAAGTTAAAGCGTTAGACGGTAAAATGGTTATAAAAGTATACAGCGACTTTGAGGAAAAAATGAGCGGTCGCGAGACAAAATACGATAAAAAGCCGTTTGCGATTATTGCTCTATCTTGCGACAAATGGTATACGGACGAAGACGGCTTATACATACAGAAGGGCGAATACACAACGAACACCGTCCTTGATTATATCTGTAAAGGGTACAGCGAGGAAGAAGCCCGTAAAATGGCAACAAACGATAAAGTTACGGTAACGCATATTTATAAGGTTGTGTAAAATGTGGCGGGCAATCAATATCAATAAACAGAATATCAAGGCGGAAACGGGAAAGGCGGTTTTAATCGCCTGTCCGCATAACAGCGAATACGACGGATTTTGTTTTTGGCACACCTCAAAACTTGTACGCGATGGCAGGAACTCAAACGCCGTACAAATAAGCTATACCGAAGATTTTACGTTTTATCTTAAAAAGTACGGGAAAGGCAAATATAACAGCCGCGACGTAATAGACGAGGTGCAAATCGGATATGACGAGTTAGAGGAAATATTCGGCGTAATGAACGAAAACATTTCCGCTCCCGCGTATAAGAGCGATTACGAAACGCACAAGCCCGCCGAGGTCGCGGCGGTTGAGCAGCCGGCAGACGAGAGCCTCGTTGATAATGACTAATCAAGAAAAAGCGTTTGAAAAGCTGTCAAGGCTTAAAGTCGGGGCTTTGTTTATGGAAATGGGAACGGGCAAGACGAAAGTCGCACTTGACCTTATAAGCTCAAAGGCTCACAAAGTCGATTATATTCTTTGGATTTGTCCGTTCTCAATCAAAAACGAAATCGATACGGAACGCCGAAAATGGCACGAAGAATTGACGGTTGACGTTGTAGGTTGCGAGAGTATAGGCGGAAGCGATAGAACGTATTTAAGGCTCTTGCAAGCCGTCAAAACGCATAAAACTTTTATTGTTGTAGACGAGAGCTTAAAAATTAAGAACAAGGACGCAAAACGAACGTATCGAATATTAAGGCTCGGCGAATATGCCGATTATAAACTTATATTGAACGGTACGCCGTTATCAAAGAATGTGCTTGACTTATGGGCGCAAATGCAATTCTTATCGCCTAAAATCTTGCGAATGACTTATAACGAGTTTAAGAATACATATTGCGAGTATTACGTTCGCGGGCGGCTTAAAGGGCTTGTTAAGAAGCAATACAACATCGAACACCTTATAAGCCTTATTCAACCGTATATATTCGATAGCGAACTTGAACTCGGCAAGCACAAGAATTATTATGACTACCCTTACCAAATGGACGATATAGAGGAATATGAGGCGTTAAAGTGGCAGTTGTTAAAAAATCCTATATTTGACTTTATAACGATAAGTCAAGCGTTACAATCGCATTATTGCGCGAGCAAAGGGAAAGCGCAGATTATCGAAAGTTTGATAAACGAAATAAACGACCGTGTTATTGTGTTTGTCAAGTTTTTGAAAAGCATACCAAACGGGGCGGCGGCTATAACTGGCGATCTGAACGAAAAAGAGCGAGCGGCGATTATAGAGGACTTTCGGAACGGAAAAACAAAAGTTTTATATATAACATACGGTTGCGGGGCGTTCGGGTTGAATTTGCAATTTTGCCGACACATGATTTTTGCGGATCATACTTTTGATTATGCGCAACAAATACAAGCGGAAGCGCGTATATACCGAATAGGACAAGAAAACGACGTGAATTATTATAACCTTTGGTGCGACGTCGGACTTGAAAGGTTGATACGCGGAAGCCTTGAAAAGAAAACAAGATTGCTTGACGAAGTAAAAAAAGAGATCGACAAAAACGGAGCGGAACAATGGCTAAAAAGTATCTAAACAAAAACGTTCACGCGGCGGCGGTTGATCGCATAGCGTATTTATTCAGAGAATTTGATAATATTCTTGTCGCTTTTTCAGGCGGTAAAGATAGCGCAGTTTGTTTGAATCTTTGTTATGATTACGCGAAAGAACACGGGATGCTCGATAAGCTGTCAATGTATCACCTTGATTATGAAGCACAATATCAAATGACGACCGACTTTGTAACGGAGACTTTCAAAAGGTTTGATGGAATTCGTAAGTTTTGGCTTTGCTTGCCAATCGCCGCGAATTGCGGTTGCAAAATGGACGGTGGAACATGGATCCCGTGGGAACGGTCAAAGCGTGAAATATGGGCGAGAGAATATCCAGAAAGCCCTTATATGATAAACGCCTACAATGCACCTTTTGAAGTTATAGAGGGCGAAAAGGATTATGACTTTCAAGACCGCTTTAATCTATGGTTTAGCGGTAAATATGGCAAAACAGCGGTTATCGTAGGTATACGAGCGGCGGAAAGCTTAAACCGATACCGCGCTATTAAGAGCGAAAATAAAGTCAATGTTTATAAGCGCAAGAATTATATTTTGTCGCAGGACGAAAAGACGGCGAAAGCATATCCGATATATGATTGGGAAACGTCCGACGTTTGGGTATATAACGCGAAGTTCGGGAAATCGTATAATCATTTATACGACTTATATTATCAAGCGGGGTTAAGCATTGACGAAATGCGCGTTGCAAACCCGTTCCACAGTTGCGGAACGAATGCCTTGAAGCTGTACCGGGTGATAGAACCGCAGACATGGGGAAAACTGCTGTCAAGGGTCAACGGAGTTAACTTCACGGGAATATATGGCGGCACAACGGCTATGGGCTGGAAGTCAATCACGCTTCCGAAAGGGCATACGTGGAAAAGTTATTGCGAGTTTTTGCTTTCAACGTTGGACGAAAAGACGCGGGCGCACTATCAAGCGATATTTGATACGTCAATAAAGTTTTGGCGCGAAAAGGGCGGTGCGTTATCCGAAGAAACAATCGCAGAGTTAAACGGAACGGGTGAGATCGGCGAACCGAATAACTATTCAAGCAAACGCACGGTTACGTTTGCCGAATATCCCGACGACCTCGACGTTACAAACTTTCAAGAAGTACCAACGTATAAAAGAATGTGTGTCTGCATTTTGAAAAACGACTATTTTTGCAAATATATGGGGTTTGCACAGACGAAGCAAGAACAAGAAAAACGCCGTAGGGCGTTAGAAAAATATAAAAACTTGTGAGGTGTAAAATGTTTCAAAGTCCTGTTTATAATGTAAAAAGAGTACCTATCGAAAAAATACAAGCAAACGCGTACAACCCGAACAGCGTTGCGCCACCCGAAATGAAGTTGCTTTATCAGTCAATCAAAGAAGACGGCTACACAATGCCGATTGTCTGTTATTATCTCAAAGACGAAGATAAATATGAAATCGTTGACGGTTTCCACCGTTACCGCACAATGATTGAACATAAAGACATATACGAACGCGAGGAAGGCTGTTTACCTGTCGTAACAATCGACAAGGACATCTCAAACCGCATGGCAAGCACTATCAGGCATAACCGCGCGAGAGGGAGCCACAGCATTGATTTGATGGTGAATATCGTTGCGGAACTTACTGAGAGCGGAATGTCCGATGCGTGGATTATGAAAAATATCGGTATGGACGCGGACGAACTTTTGCGGCTTAAACAGATAAGCGGGCTTGCGGCACTTTTCAAAGACAAAGATTTTTCAAAAAGTTGGGAATAATACAAAGGGCAGTCTTTCGGGACTGCTCTTTTTGCGTTAACTTGCACACATTGCACACAAAAACGGATTTACAATTGATTCAAAAGAAGAAAGGAGCGCGGAAATGGGCTTATTTGGACGAAGAAAAGAGCCGAGAAACGAGACGGAAGTCACCGTTGATGATATGTTGCTCCGCGCTATGCTGAACGGCGAAAGCGTGGACAAAAACATGGCTTTGTCGCTTCCGGCTGTTGCGTCTGCTGTTGACCGCATTGCAAACACAGTCGCGGGAATCCCTATCAAGTATTACAGATATGAATACACGGTTGACCGTAGCGGGACAACAAAGCGGAAGGTGCGCGAGGTTGAGGACGCAAGAGCGGAATTGCTGAACGGCGATACTGGGGACACATTAGACGGATTCCAAATGAAAAAGGCACTTGTCACCGATTATCTGCTTGACAAAGGCGGGTATGCGTATATCAACAGGCGCGGGAATGCCGTCACATCTATCAATTATGTGGAAGCGGAGAGGGTTTCCATTCTGCAAGACGCAAAAAGCAACGCGATTTTCAAGCGCTACAAACTGCAAGTTGACGCGAAGCAATACGCACCGGATGCGTTTATCAAGATTCTGCGAAGCACGAAAAACGGCGTTGATGGTGAAAGCCTGATCGCACAGGTAAACACGGCAATCGAAGCGGCATATCAGAATCTCCTGTTGCAGGTGAAGTCGCTGAAACGCGGTGGAAATAAAAAAGGCGTTTTGCAGTCGGAAAAGAGACTTTCTCCGGAAGCGCTCGAAAAGTTGAAAGCGTCATGGAATGAGTTGTACCAAAGCGACCGGGTAGATATAACCCCGGTGCTGAATGACGGCGTAACATTCAAGGAAACGGGCGCGAGCGCGGCAGAATTGCAGTTGAACGAAAGTAAAAGCAGCTTGACAAACGACATCAACGCAATTTTTCACATCGACGCAGACGAAAACAAGACTTTCAAAAATGCGGTATATCCGATTCTGACGGCAATCGAAACGGCTCTGAACCGTGATTTGCTTTTGCCCTCTGAAAAAGAAAATTTCTTTTTCGCATTTGATACAAAAGATGTTGTCAAAGAGGACAGAAAAACGCGCTTTGAAGCGTATCAAATCGCGATTAAGAACGGAATCATGACACAGAATGAGTGCCGCTACGAGGAAAATCTTGACGCCGTGGACGGTCTTGATGTATTCAAGGGGTCGCAGGGCGAAACGCTGTACAACCCGGACACCGGGGAATACTTCATGCCGAACAGCAACAGCAAAAGCAGTATAGACGGCACGGGAACGGAAGAGCCGAAAAAGGAAGAACCGAAAGAAGAGCCGACGGAGGGCAACAATGAATAAATACGAATTTAAGAACGTTACCGACGAAAGCGCAGACCTTTATATTTACGGAAATATCGAAACGGAGAAAAAGCCCGACCTTTGGACGGGCGAGGTGTCCGAACTCGACGTTGACTTAAAGGACTTTAAAGGTGCGCTCGACGGAGTAAAAGGAACGTTGAACATTTACATAAACAGCGGCGGCGGGTCGGTGTTTGCGGCTGACGCTATGACCGCAATGTTACAGCGTGTAAAAGACAAGGGCGTAAAGGTTCACGCATACATTGACGGACTTTGCGCGAGCGCGGCAACATTTATCGCAATGGTCGCGGACGAAATCAATGTATACAGAAACAGCATTATGATGATTCACAAGCCGATCGGCGCGGTATACGGGAACGCAACGGAAATGCGGAAGATGATAAACACGCTCGACGTTATCGAAAACAGTATGCTGAGCCTTTACGAACACAAAGCAAAGGTTGACCGCGACCGTATCAAGTCAATGGTTGACCGGGAGACATGGCTCGACGCAGACGGAATCGCGGAGAATTTCACGGTGAACAGAATCGACGGAGAAAAGAAGGTTGCGGCTTGTGCCGACCTCTCCGCTTGCGGGTACAAAATCCCCGCAGAATTTGCCGCTAAAATCGCCGCAATGGGGACGGGCGATAAAACACCCGCCACCGCAAACAAAACGCCGCAGAACGGCTCTGACGGCGCTCAAAAAGGGATCATGCACGATTACAGCGTGATTGAAAATATACTCAAAAATATTGGAGGGTAAAAAGATGACTGTATTTGAGGAAAAGAGAAACAACCTCGTCGCAGAAGCACAGGGCATTCTGAACAAGGCGAAAGCCGAGAACCGCGCTGTGACGGCTGAAGAGCTCGCAAGAGCAAAGGAAATCGAGAACGAGATCGCACGTCTTGACGAGCAGATCGCCCTTGAAAACAAGTTCGGCGACTTCAAGCCTGTTCCTACCGAGCCGAAGGAGATGACGCAGGAGGAAGAGGACATCAAGAACTTTGCGGGATTCATCCGCAACGCAGAAACCAAGCTGACAAAGAGCGACAACGGTGTGGTGATTCCTGCATCCATTGCGAACAAGATCATCGACAAGGTGCATGACCTCTGCCCGATTTATGCGCTTGCAACGCGCTACAATGTCAAGGGCACTTTCAGCATCCCGTATGTTGACACCACGACCGACGACATCACCGTTGCGTATTCCGACGAATTCACCGAGCTGACTTCCCACAGCAACAAGTTTGCAAGCATTCAGCTTACCGGGTATCTGTACGGCGCGCTGACGCTGATCTCCAAGTCGCTTGTGAACAACAGCGATTTTGACCTCGTGAACTTCGTCGTTGCCCGTATGGCGGAGAAAATCGCGGCATTCCTTGAAAAGGAACTGCTGAACGGTACCACGGCAAAAGCTGACGGTCTCTTCAAGGGCGCAACGCAGAAGGTTACGCTTGCAGCGGCGGGTGCTGTAACTGCCGACGAACTGATTGACATTCAGGAGAGTATTCCCGATGTATATCAGGCTGGCGCGATCTGGATCATGAACAAGGCAACGAGAACCGCAATCCGCAAGCTGAAAGACACCGAGGGCGACTATCTGCTGAACAGGGATATTTCCGCGCGCTGGGGATATACGCTTCTCGGAAAAGATGTTTACATCACCGAGAATGTGGACGCTCTCGGCACTGCAAGCAAGAATGTTATCGCATACGGCGATATGTCCGGTCTTGCCGTGAAGGAAGTCGAAACAGCATCCGCACAGGTGCTGTATGAGAAGTACGCAACCCAGCACGCAATCGGCGTTGTCGCATGGGGCGAGTTCGACGCAAAGGTCGAGAACGCGCAGAAAATCGCTATCGGCGTAACTCCCGCAGGCAAATAATGAAAGGGGGGCGACGAAATGACCGTTGCTGAAATCACAGTCCAAAACGTCGCCGATTATCTGAGATTGAGCGAAGTGAATGCGGCAGATGCCGCGTTCATTTCCTCGGCTTTGGGCATTGCAAAACAGTTTATCAAGGACTACACGGGACAGCCGGAGGACTTCGTCAATACTTCTGAACCGTTTGTAATCGTTGTATATGTACTTTGTCAGGATATGTACGACACCCGCGCGCTTTATGTCGACAAAACCAATATGAACAAACTGGTGGAAACAATTCTCGGAATGTATTCTATCAATTTGCTGTGAGGTGGCGGCAATGATTAACGCAGGTAAGTATAACAGACAGATCGGCATATACAAGACGGTGCAGGGCAAGACAGCCGACGGATTCCCGGATAATACCGAGGAGCTGATTCTGAAACCGTGGGCAGAAGTCAAGAACACGAGCGGGTACACAATGCTTGCGAGCGGTTCAGACTTCGAGAGCGCAACAACTCGCTTTGTGTTTCGATTTTCTCAAAAGGTGCTTGACGAATACAACAGCGCAACAACCGACCGGAAACTGACTGTCCGATACAACGGGCGAGTGTTCGCGGTTGAGTATTTGCGCGACATTGACGACAGGCACGAGGAAATCGAGATACAAGGAAGAGCGGCGACAAAATAATGGCACGTTTTGAGATGGAACTCCCGAACGATCTGCTCAAACAACTTCAAGAGTTAGAGCAGAACGCCGAGGAAATGTGCGGAGAAATGACGCAAGCCGGAGCGGAAGTCGTGAAAAACCTTGTTGAATCAAATGTCGATAAGGTTTTCAAGGACGCGGGGAACCTGAAAAGGTGCCTGAAAATCACCAAGGCGTACAAGACGAGCGAGGGCGACATCGGGACAAAGGTCGCGTTTTACGGATATTTCACCAACAAACAGGGAAAGACCGTGCCCGCTCCGCTCGTCGCGCAGGCGAGAGAATATGGCACAAGCATGGGCGAAAAAAAGCGACCGTTCATGCGCAAGGCGTTCAAAAGCCCGGAAATCGAAAAAGCAATGCTTGAGGTACAGAAAAAATATATCCCGGAGGACGAATAATGGAAATCGAGGAACTTTTCAAAGATTTCACCGTGTACGGCGAGAAAATCCCGGTTGCGCGTGTAAAGTACACGGGGATTGCGGAAAAGTATGTCGTTTATACTGAAATCGACCGTTCAGCGGGGTATTTTGCGGACGGGACAGACAACGAAGCCGTTGCGGAATACGACTTTGATGTATATGTTCACGGCGGGAGTTTTGCGGCGATTCTGAAAGCAGTAAAAAAGAAGCTGAAAGCGGCGGGGTATGTTTGGCAAGGGGACAGCGCCGATATGTACGAAGAAGACACCGGTTTTCTTCACAAGGCGACGACCTTTGCAAAAGAAATTTTAACGGAGGAATAAATCAATGGCAAACATCGGATTGAAAAATTATATGTACGGTGTTCTTGACGAGAGCGGAGCAACCCCGAAATGGGGAGAGGGCAAGACTTTCGGCAAGGCTATTGACTGCAAGGTTTCCGCTGACAATAACTCGGCAGAACTATACGCAGACGATGGGCTTGCAGAGAGCGACTACTCTTTCAAGAAAGCGACCGTCACGATCGGCGTTGATGACGATGACACCGCGTTTGCGGAGGTCCTCGGACACAGCAAGTCGAGTGAAGGCGGCGAGATCATCTACAAAGATACGGATGTCGCGCCATATGTCGGATTCGGCAGAATCATCACGAAGGTGAAGGGTGGCGTGTACAAGTACAAGGTCGAATTCCTGTGCAAGGTGAAATTCAAGGAGCCTTCAACCGAGGAAACGACCAAGGGTGAATCGATCGAATTCAAGACCCCGTCTATCGAGGGGACGGCGATGCTTCTCGCTGACGGAACGTGGAGAAAGGCAAAGACCTGTGACACATATGAAGCGGCTCAAACGTATCTCACGGGTCTGTTTACGAAGACTTTCTAAAACAACAGAGGGCGGACGCAAACCGCCCTTTTTCAAAAGGAGCATAATATGAGAGATTATAAATTCAACTTTGAGGTTGATGAAAAAAGATACCCGATGATTTTCAACCTGAATGTCATGGAAGCAATTCAGGAAGAATTCGGGACGGTTGCAAAGTGGGGAGAACTCACAGACGCGAAGAACGGAGAGCCGAACGCAAAAGCAATCAAATTCGGCATTACGGCAATGATGAACGAAGCCCGCGACATCGAAAACGAGAATCTGAAAGAGCCGTTGCCGATGCTGACGGAAAAGGAAGTCGGCAGAATCATCACAAGAGCCGGACTGCAAAACAGCGCGGAAGCACTCAACAGAGCGGTGATTGACGCGACGAAAGAGGACACAGAAAAAAACGCATAATTCCCGACAGCGAACCGAAACCGATTGATTTTTCATTTATGGTTTATGTCGGCGTTTCGCTGTTGGGATTTTCTGAAAAAGAAGTCGGAAGAATGACGCTTCGAAAGTGGCGGAATCTATATCAACACTATAAAGACCATTACGATTTTACTTTGAAAAAAGTAAGTTATGCGCAAGCAGATGAAATAATCGCGCGTGGCGACGAATGGTTCGACGAAGACGAGGTGTAAAATGGCAAAGGATATAATTATATCAATCAATGCGGAAAACGGGTTTGTTTATAAGAGCGCGGAAGCGTTAGGAATAAACGGCGAGAACATAAATGGTCAGATAATCGTTGAGTTTTTCAATGGTGATTTTGTAGACGGCTCTGGTAATCTCGAAATCGAAAAAGCGGACGGCACAAAAGGCTATTTCGCAATGACAAAGGACAAGGAAACCAAAACTTATCGGCTTGATATTTGTTCAGGTCTTCTTGACGTTACTGGAAAAATCAATTGTCAAGTCCATATCACGCAGACGAAAAAGGGGGGAGAAATTCCCGTTTTCAAGTCCGTAATTTTCGGGCTTGATGTTATCGCCGCTATCGGTGCAACCGCAGAACTACAAGCAGACAGCCCGGATTGGTGTGACGTGGTAGATTCACGGCTTGAAGCGTTGGAACAAAACAGACCTTCTATACCTTCTGGTGAGACTGATCTGTTTTACGTCGATCTTGACGGGAAATTTCCTACTTACACTTGCACGACCTCCATGGAAGACATCAAGTCAGCATACAATGCAGGTCGTGAATTGAAGTGCAGGTGCGCTATGGGTGATTACATAGCAGTATTGCCGTTGTTTGTGCCGATGCCACTTGCGAATACGTGGCTGTTTTCGGGATCAGGTGCCATAAGCGTACAGGGAATGAATTTCCCCGCACAAACTTTTACCGTGGCTATTGTAAACGGAAATGTCGTTGCACATCATACGCTCCTCGCGCAAAAAAACAAAATGCTCACGGTAAATGTCGGAGACACCTCCTATACCTATGACGGAAGCCAAGAGACGAATATAACGATAACCGACGCCACGGAGGTGAGTTATTGATGGCGAAAAAACTTTACGAAGAATCCTCCGTAAGCGATATTGCGGTCGCGATTCGAGAGAAGAATGGACTGACAACAAAGTATAACGTTTCTGAGATGGGTGCAGCAGTTCGAGCAATTCCAACAAGTTCCAGTTCCGGAGACGTCATAAAACATGCTGATATTCCTGACTATGTTAAAGATGCCGCTCTTGCCCTTGCGAAAAAAGTAAAAGAGAAGCAAACGTCAGAAACAATAACTTTTATTTCTATGAGTGATGCCCATCAATCTAAGACGGTTGCTAATGTCGAGACTGGAAATCTTCACGCAGGAATGGCGGCAAAAATTCTCGCATATGCACTTCCCAATATCGACTTCTGTTGTTATTTGGGAGATTATACTGAAGGAAATTCAACGACGACATTAGCTGAAGGAAGAGATCATTTTTCCGAAATCAACGCCGATATCGACGAGGCTTTTGAAGGGATTCCTCAGTTCAGAACTCTTGGAAATCACGATAGTCTTCAGTACAGTAAGGCGCAGAATGGAGCCGTCTTAAGCGTATCGGAGCTATATTCTTTTTGCGGATCGTACAACAAAGATGCCACATATTTCTCAAAGATTGATGGTCATTGCTATAGAGACTTTGAATCTAAGAAACTGAGAGTTATTTGCATCAATACAGCGGAAAACACAGAAAAAGAGTATGTCTCAAATGTTCAGAAAAACTGGTTCGCAGAAAAACTGAAAGATGTCGGGTCTAAGCCGGGATGGTCTGTAATCATCTTATCTCATCACCCTCTTGACTGGGGTAATGTCTGCGCTCTCTCGAACATCGTACACGCCTATCATACAGGAGGCAGCATCTCAATTGGAAGCTCAACCATAAACTTCTCCGGTTCGAATAAGGCAACCATCCTTGCTGCTGTGCACGGTCATGTCCATTGTTTTAAGGCGGCTCGACTGAACAAGATCGAGGGAAACGTCGGGACAGAATACGATGTTTGGAGAATAGCTACTCCAAACATGTGTTTCAATAGAAACAACGAATATGGTTCCAATACCGGTCCGGAATATTACGGAATTGAATTCGGAGAAAGCACGACATACAATAAGACAAGTGGAGGAGCAAATGACACGGCATTCGTCGTGAACGTTATCGACCCAGCTCAGCAAAAAATCTATAGTTTTTGCTATGGTGCTGGATATGATAGAGAGATATTCACGGGAGTTCAAACGATTGCGGTTACCGGAATAACTCTGAACGCCTCTTCTGGAGAACTTACGGTTGGAGGAGAGGTAACTCTTACTCCGACGGTTCTTCCCACAACGGCAAGTAATAAGGCCGTCACATGGTCGAGTTCTAAACCAACCGTGGCAAGCGTCAATAATGGAGTCGTAAAAGCTCTGACTGAAGGGACTGCAACCATAACAGCCACGACCGTTGACGGTGGCTTTACTGCATCTTATTCCCTTACAGTGAAGAAAGTTCAGCCAGCAGTCGTTGACCTGATATCCACTTATGGATATGCAGATAACATTCGTATTTCCACATCTGCGGGTAATGAGAAGGCGGAGAACGGATATGTAACAATCGGTCACACTACTCCGATTCCGGTAGATAATACTACTTATCCAAATGGTGCAACGATACGTGTCACTGGAGCAATCAATTGTCTTGGGGATGTTTGGAGTGGAACCGATAACGGCGCATTTAGTGCGTGGGTTCTCTATGTAGGAACCGGAGCGACATTTTCTCAATCGTCGTATATTAAGACCGGCTCGGCGGATGCCGTCGGCACGATAACTGTCGACGAAGATAAAAAGGGATTCACTCTTGTTCTTGCGCCTCTGCATGCTCCGAGATATCTTAAATTTTGTGTCAGGGGTACAGGAGCCGCCATAACAGCAAAACTTACTCCAAATTAAAAAGGAATAATATATGGCAAAAAGAAAGTAGGTGTTGTATAATGGCTGGATTCGGTGGCAAAATTGCCCTGCAAGGCGAAACCGAATACAGGGCGGCGTTAAAGCAAATCACGCAAAACCTTGCGCTTGTTTCGTCCGAAATGAAGAAAGTCACGGCGGAATATGGGAGGAATGATACTTCCGTCGAGGGTCTTTCAAAAGCGAACGATGTACTGAATAAACGGCTTGAAGAGCAGAAAAAGAAGGTTTCCGAAACCGAAAAAATGCTTGCAGAAGCCCGGAAAGAATACAGAGACAACAGCGAGCAGGTCAAGAAGTGGGAAATCGCGTTAAACAATGCGGAAGCGGAAGTTATCAAGACGACGAAAGAAATCGAAAAAAACGCCGAAGCAATGAAAGACGCGGAAAAGGCAACAGACGACGAGACTGACGCGCTCAATGACTATTCGGACGAGATAGAGGGCGCTGGGCAGTCGTCAATCAAATTCGGCGATCTTGTCAAGGCAAATGTCATTAGTGAAGCAATCATCGGCGGATTCAAGGCTCTTGGAAGCGCGGTCGTTGACCTTTCCCGAAAGTTTATGGACTTTGTAAAAAGCGGCGTAGAAAATGCGTCGAACCTTGACGAAGTGCAAAACGTTGTCGATACCGTATTCGGAGAGAGCGCAAAAAAGGTTGAGGAATTTTCAAAGACTGCGGCGACCTCTTTCGGCATGACGGAACTGTCCGTGAAGCAATACGCGGGAAGCATGGGCGCAATGCTTGACAGCATGGGCATTGCTGACGATAAGACCGCAGATATGTCTCTCGCGCTTGTAGGGCTTGCGGGAGACATGGCATCGTTCTACAACCTCGACCATGATACGGCGTGGGAGAAGATCAGAAGCGGGATAAGCGGCGAAACAGAGCCTTTGAAGCAACTCGGCATAAATATGTCCGTTGCAAACCTTGAAGCGTTCGCGCTATCGCAGGGAATTGAAAAGGCATATTCGGAAATGACCGCCGCAGAACAAGCGACTTTGCGTTATAACTACCTCATGGAAACAACGGCAAACGCGCAAGGCGACTTTGCGAAAACTTCCGACAGTTATGCGAACCAGCAAAGAATCCTTTCGTTGCAGTTTGAAAACCTTGCAACAAATATCGGTCAGTTTCTTCTTCCGAATTTGAACAACATTATCATTGCGTTCAATGACATGATGTCCGGCGAGATCACCCTTGAACAGGGAATCGGACAGTTGACACAGATCGTCGTTGATCTTGCAAACTCGATTGTCGCGCAGTTGCCGCAACTTGTGAGCGCAGGAATCACGATGATTCAGGCATTGCTCACGGGTATTATTGAGATGTTGCCGCAGTTGGCTCCGGTTGCAACTATGCTTGTGACAAGTCTCGCGGATTTGATTTTGCAGAATCTGCCGATGGTGCTTGAAGCGGGCATTCAAACGATTCTTGCACTGACGAACGGTATCGCCGCCGCGTTGCCGACACTTGTCCCGCAGATTGTTGATACAGTCGTAACAATTGCAATGACCTTGCTCGACAACATTGACTTGATAATCGACGCAGGATTGAACCTCATAATCGGACTTGGACAGGGACTTATAAATGCAATCCCTCAGTTAGTGAGCCGTATCCCGCAGATTGTAAGCGCTCTGCTGAACTCGCTTATAAGCGATTTCCCGAAGTTTATGACTATGGGCGTTAAGATACTGGTCGAACTCGGAAAGGGGCTTATACAGGCAATCCCGCAGGTCGTGGCGCAAATCCCGAAGATAATCACAGGAATTCTCAACGCTTTCAAAGGCGGGATCTCCAAAATGAAAGAAATGGGAGTGAACCTCTTAAAAGGACTTTGGGAGGGTATAAGCAGCTGGGCAAGCAATTTGCTTTCCAAAATCGGGAATGTCGCAAAATCTGTTGTTGATAAATTCAAAAGCGTTTTCGGCATTCACAGCCCGTCAACCGTATTTGCCGAAATGGGCGTGATGGACGCAAAGGGTCTCGGCATCGGATTCGAGGACGAGATGAAGAAAGTCAACGCGGATATGGCGGACGCTGTGAACACGAATTACAGCCTTGATGCGTCGTTTGATACTCCTGCGGGCAATTATAGCGGCTTTGCCTTTGAAACGCTTGTACAGGCGTTCAAGGACGCTCTGCGCGGGGTTTCTGTTGTCATGGACGGCGACGAAATGGGCGAATTCGTCGAAAGAACTGTAACGCGCGTGGTATATCAAACTTAAAAGGCGGTGATTTTATGAATTATATCTATTGGAAAGGCAAAGACAGCCGCGACATTAGCGGGCTTATGATTTGCGAATTGCCGCCTATCACGAAGCCGAAAATGAGGGTAAAAACAGAGACAATCGACGGGCGCGACGGCTCTATTATCACGGAGCTCGGCTACGAAGCGTACGACAAGACGATCTCAATCGGTCTGACAAAGGGATTTGACATAGACGAGGTTATAGACTATTTCAGCGGCGAGGGAATGCTCCATATGAGCAACGAGCCGGACAAATACTATCGCGGGAAGATCATCGACCAAATCGACTATGAAAGACTTGTGAGATTCAGAACCGCAAAGGTTAAAATCAATGTTCAGCCGTTCAAATACTCTGCAACGGAGCGAATGAAAACAATAACGCCGACCGGGGACAGCATGGAAGTGCGGAACAACGGAAACACGACCGCAAAGCCGCTTATCGGGCTGTATGGAAGCGGAACAATCAACCTTTATTTGAACGGCTCGCAGGTGTGCGTCATTGACTTGTCAGACGGGTATATCGCACTTGACTGCGAGAACATGGAAGCGTTCAGCGGCGAGGAGCTGAAAAATCGAAAGATGATCGGCAATTTCCCGGTTTTGAAAATCGGCAAAAACTCATTCACATGGACGGGAACAATCACAAAAGCCGAATTTGTGCGCTTTTCGCGCTGGATTTAAGGAGGGCGAAAGCATATGAAAACAACAATAAAATTTCCGAAAAATGACAGTTTCGCGTTTTTCGTGACAATCAACAAAATTTCAAAGATTCTCGACAATGCGTATTTCACGGTGAAGGAAAACCCCGACGAAGAACCTGTTTTGCAGAAGAAACTCGGCGCGGGAATTTCTCTCGCGGATAGCCGACTTTACAAAAATCAACTTTCATACAAGGTGCAAATCGACGGCGCAGACACAAAGGCTATGGAAGTCGGCGTTCGATACTTCTTTGACGTTAAAGGTACTATCGGGAACGCGCAAAAAACTTTCCTTTGGGGCGAATTGATTTTGTCCGAAACCGAAACGGGGTACTTAAAGCCCGCAATACAGGGCGACACAGTGGCAGTCGCACATACCTACACGGCGACATTTGAAACAGGGGCGCAAAGTCAATATGTTGAAACGGAAGCCGACCCCGTTGCAACGGCGCAAATCGGCTCGCTTTCCGGCTTGAAAACAACAGCAAAGAAGACAATCGTCGCGGCGGTAAACGAGGTCGCCGGGAAAGCAGGAAAGGCAAATAGCGACATTTTACTGATGCTTGACGGCACGAAAAATGTCAAGAAAGCGAAACAAGCAGACACAGTCAAAGCGAAGAGCGGATCTTACAAAGAACTTGCCGCCGCGCTTCTCGAAATGATTTATCCGGTCGGTTCAATAAAACTGACGACGGTAAATCAAAACCCGTCAACATATCTCGGCGGAACATGGGTTGCGTGGGGCGCGGGGCGCGTTCCGGTCGGCATTGATACTTCCGACATCGACTTTCAGACCGTAGAGAAGAAAGGCGGAGAAAAGTCTCATGTTCTAACGAATTCCGAGATGCCGTCACACAATCACTCAAAGCAAATAACTTCTGCAAACGAGATCAAATATGATAATGTTGACCCGAATATGGGCATTGTTGGCAAAATTGGAGTAAAACAAAAGATTGAGTACGAAACAAAACTTACTTCTACTACAAATATTCAAAAAGAAAACGCGGCGGTAAGCAGTAGCGGAAGCCAAACGGGAAATAACATAGTACAATATGTAGGTGTTCAGAATGACGGCGGAGACAAAGGACACAACAATTTACAGCCCTATATCACATGCTACATGTGGAAGCGCACTGCGTAAGGCGGTGATATTATGATAAAGGTATTTCAAGCAAGCGACACGACATTTTCAAGCAACGGCGACAAGGTTCTGCAACCGCTGAAAGCCGTGATATACAAAGAGGACAACGGTGAATATTACCTCGACTTGGAGGTATCAATCAAGGACGCGGAATGGATTGTAAACGATAATATCATCCGCTCCGATGTTCCAGCCGCTTGGGGTGGCGCGCAGAACTTCCGCGTGTATAACCCGTACAAGAAAAAAGACCGTATCACTTGCCGCTGTAAACACGTATATTTTGACGCGGGGAAATACCTGATTCCGGATAGCTATGTGGTTGACAAGAACTGCAATGACGCGCTCGACCACCTGAACACGGGGTGCGAAACGCCGACACCGTTCACGACATTCTCTGACATTCCGACAATCAAAACATATAGATGCGTGAGAAAGGCGTTCCTTGAAGCGATCAGCGAGGTTATAAACCGTTGGGGCGGTCACTTGGTGCGCGACAATTACAGCATTTCCGTAAAGAATAACATCGGAGCTGACAACGGCGTTGTCGTGGCATACGGAAAGAACATCACAGACATCACAGCTGAGGAAGATTGGAGCAGTGTCACGACAAAGATCATGCCCGTCGGGAAAGACGGTTTACTTCTCCCGGAAATCTATTTATATTCGGATGTTACATACTCAACGCCATACACCCGCGCCGTTACATTCTCGCAAGACCTCGAAAAGGAAGAGGGAGAAAGCGACGAGGACTACAACGGCAGACTTATCACAGACCTACGCACACAAGCGCAAGCGTTCATCGACGAAAATCAGTACCCGAAAATCAACTACAGCGTGAAAGCCGATATTTCAAAGATAACGGATGTCGGGGACACAATCGAGGTAAATCACGAGCCGCTCGGAATCAATGTCATTACGCATGTTATTTCCGTGAAATGGGATTGCATTCAGGAGAGATTCACGGAAGTAAACTTCGGGAATTTCGCAAACAAACTGTCTAACCTGATCGGGAGCGTATCGCAGGAAAGCTCCGACAAGGTTATAACCGGAATAACGGACACGGTCATCCCGCAGGTGCAGGACAAACTGAATACCGCATACGACAGGATTTGGAACGCCCTGCAAAACAGCTATTGCATTTATGAAGGTGACAAGATCCTGATTGTCGATAAACTTCCGAAGGAAAGCGCGGACTATTGCATCATGATGAACAGCGCGGGGATTTCGTTCTCGCAGAACGGCATCAACGGGCAGTTTACAAGCGCATGGACGATTGACGGCACTTTCAATGCACAAAACATCAATATTGTCAACCTTGTCGCCGATATGATAAAGGGCGGCACACTGAAACTCGGCTCGGAGATTCAACAGCACGGAAAAATCGAGCTTTACAACGAAGCGAACCGACTGATCGGGCAGATGAACAAAGACGGCTTGACGATGTGGGCAAATGATGGGTCATACATCAAGATCAACAACGAGGTCGGCTTTGCGGGGTATGACAAGAACGGCAACAAGGTGTACTGGTGCGACGGGTCGGTATTCTGCACACAGAAATTCGTTGCAAAAGATGAAATCACAGTCGGCGGCAAACTGCGAATGTTGCCAATCACGACAGACACAAACAGCGGCATCGGCTTTGTCGCAATCTTCGAGGAATAAGGGGGTGAGAGCATGGCAAGCGGAAGTTTTACATTTTCAACCGGGAACAGATATATAAACGGTCGTATTGAATGGACTTCAACGAGTAACGGAGCGGCGGCGAATTCCTCACTTGTGAAGGCAACGCTGTCATTCCGCAAGTCGTCAAGCTCCACCTCTGCCATCGAGGGCAATTTCAGCGGCACGGTCACGATTGACGGCACTGCGACCAACTTTGCGAAGCGGATCACATTGAGCCCGAACAACAACTATGTGACCATCGGCACGGCGCAAAAGACAGTTGCGCACAACAGCGACGGAACGAAAACTTGCGGCATATTTTCGTCGGGCAAAATCGGCACGTTGTCGTTCAATTACAACAATCAGGGGCAGAACGTAACCCTTGACAAGATCGACCGATACGCGACAGTTACAGGGGCGAATAATTTCAACGACGAGCAAAACCCGTATTTCACATTCGCAAATTCCGGAGGATTCCCGATCAATGCGAAACTGGAAGCGGGTGGGGACACTGGAATAGTTATCCGGAATAATATCCCGAACACCGGGAATTATACCTTTGCACTGACAGAGGAAGAACGGGACAAACTCCGCGCCAAATGCCCGAACAGTAACACGCTCACGGTGCGGTATACGATCGAA